ATGAAAAAGATAGCTGCTATATCATTAATTAGTATTTTTATTATGTCTGGTTGTGCTGTGCATAATGATGAGACAAGTATCGGTAAATTTGGTCTTGCATATAAAAGTAATATTCAGCGTAAACTCGATAACCAATACTACACCGAAGCCGAAGCTTCTTTAGCCAGGGGTAGAATATCTGGTGCAGAAAATATAGTAAAAAATGATGCAACTCATTTCTGTGTTACTCAGGGCAAAAAAATGCAAATAGTTGAGCTGAAGACAGAAGGTGTAGGATTACATGGTGTCGCTCGTCTGACATTCAAATGTGGAGAGTGAGAATATTTTTTGGTAAGCGTCAAATATGCGCGTTCTGGCTGTGCGTAGCCGGAACCTGTGGGAGCACGATGCCGATAAGTGAAAGGCATCGTGCTATGAAGGAGGATTCTATCGATGTGGTCAATGGAAGACGGTTACCAGAGATAGGGCTTATGCATAAAAAAATAAGCCCGTGTAAGGGATATTTAGGGTGTCACCAGTAGGGGCTTTCAACGGTACAATGCGGGTTTGAGCGGCATAAATTACCACTGAAAGCCCTTAAACGTTACTCTACTGTGGACACTGTGTGGACACTCTCGGCCTCAGTACCACCTCTTAGCGGATTAAGAGAAATGGCGTCCTGAAGGTACTCTGGCGCAAAATGAGCGTAAACCATAGTTTGCTCAATCCGCGTGTGACCTAGTATCCGTTGTAGCGTGATAATACTTCCTCCATTAATCATGAAATGAGTGGCAAAGCTGTGCCTTAGTGCATGTGTGGCTTGCCCCGTTGGCAAATCCGGTTTTATTGCTTTCATTGTTCGTCTGAAGCGAGGGTAATCAGCATCAGGGAATAAAAAACCTCGTTTGTTATCCGCGATCATTTTGGCAACAGCCTCTGAGATCGGGACGGTGCGTGGTTTGTTTGTTTTCGTTTTAACAAACGTGACGCGGTTATGGATGATATTTTCTGCTTTCAAACGAGCTGCTTCTCCCCAACGTGCTCCTGTACTCAGGCAAAGAATCGCAATCTTTTTATTGTCGCCGTCAAGTGCTGCAAGCAGTAAGGCAATTTCTTCCTGTGTGAGATAGCCTGTTTCTGGTTTTTCCTCCTTAAGCCTCTTTGTCCCTCTGATAGGGTGCTCACCAAAGAATAACTCCGCTTCAATCAGGGCTGTAAACATGCCGCTAATACATGTTAAATCACGATTGATACTCGAAGGTTTAATACCCTGACTTCTTCGGGTGGCGCAGTACTGGCTGATAAGGGATTTCGTGATTTGAAATGCGCATGGGTCATTCGTTATTTTTGTGAAGATTTCAATTTTTCCAAGATTAGATTTCCCATGCTCTTCGTGTTTACCCTTTAAATCCCACCAGATCTGTGTCAGTTCCGACAGACGTCGTTTGTCTGTTGGTTTTGATAGCCATTCTTTATTGTGGTGGTTGTACAACGTGTATTTTTCGAAAGCGACAGCTTCGCTTTTCTTATCAAACTTCCTACGGATGCGTTTTCCATTACGTCCAGTAGGGCGGATGTCCACTTCATATCGACCATCATCGAGTTTTTTGATTGCCATCAGAAAACCCTCCGAGTGGTACTTTTTTTTGCTACTACTAATCGCTTTTTTCGTGGTGGCTGAAATTTAGCCACCAATAGTAGGCACTTGTGATGAATATATTCACGATAAATTGTTAACCAGTCTTTTGACCGGAGTGGGGCGACGTTGTTTCGTTTTGCCCAAAGTGTGCGAGAGCGGGCGCAATTTGCCCGGCTTCTGGAGCTACCTGATCAGTCATGAACCACAAAGTATATTTAGTAAATCTAGGATGTTGTAAGACCTTCATTATGGCTTCAACTCCAGCGTTTTTTGACCGGCTCTCATAGCTCGAAAGTGAGCTGTAGGCTACACCAGTTAATTCACTGAATTCTTTACGGTTTAACCTTTCAGATTCACGGATTAGCTTCAACTTCTCCGAAACGTCTATTGACATAATTACTCCGATTGCGTAATTTCTTGCTGATAGTGTGAAATGTTGTGCTTCTGGAGTTATCCTTTTAGGCAATAATTAGCCATTAGGAGCCATTAGAAGCACTAAGGGAGAATCGTAGCAGATGAATAGACAGCTTGTAAGCGTGACTGATGCCGTGCCTTATCAGGAGTTTGCAAAACTCATTGGTAAAACTCCAAGAGCTGTAAGGGGCATGATTGAGAAAGGGAAATTACCAGTTATTGAGATTACTGACCCTCAGTCAGTATCGGGGCGTGCTGGTGAATATTGGGTATACCTTCCGGCATGGAATAACGGACTAAAACTGGCTTATGAAAGCCGTCCTAAAGAGATTCGTGACGGCTGGTTGATGTGGTTAGGTCTCGGTGAACCACGTTAAGGAGAACCGTATGAATGAGCCTCGTTGTATTGCTCAGTTATTGCGTAACGAAAGCCCTAGGGCGATTGACTTCACCATCACCCACGGTAAGGGGCGTAAGGGAATCATTATCCGCACCAAAAAACAGAGTCCGTTAAAAAAGGCTCTGACCTTTCTGAAAAGCCGGAGGGTCTGGAAATGACAGTGATGACGCTCAATCTCGTTGAAAAACAGCCAGCAGCTATGCGCCGGATAATTGGTAAGCATCTGGCCGTCCCTCGCTGGCAGGAGACATGCGATTATTATAATCAGATGATGGAACGCGAACGGCTAACGGTTTGCTTCCATGCGCAGTTAAAACAGCGTCACGCAACGATGCGTTTTGAAGAAATGAACGACGTCGAACGTGAACGGCTGGTTTGTGCAATTGATGAATTGCGTGGGGCATTCTCAAAACGCCGTCAGGTTGGCGCAAGTGAGTATGCATATATTAGTTTTTTAACAGTCAGTCAGCGTCGTACTTTATTTATGCATGCCGGATTGACTGAAAAAGAATTCAACCAGCCATACTGGCGAATTAATGAAGAATCATGTTACTGGCGTGATGCTTTATTCCGTGCATTACGTGAATTATTCAGCCTGTTTGAGTATGCACCGACAATTCTGACGTCGGTAAAACCAGAGCAATATCTGCATTAAATAATTAACCAGAGTTTTTAATGCACTTAATCGTGCGGGGCTTCTTTTTGCCTGGAGAAAGTCATGCATACAGTTTCTGAAAACAAGTGCGGTAAATACGCATTACTGCTGCAACAGGCCAGAGCCGAAGCACATGCCGACGCAGCGACACGCTTTTCTTCTCATCTTGACGCCATGATTCGCCATATCACAAAGGCGGAGTTATCCCGCGTGGAGATAGTCGAGCTGCTCAGTCAGGAGTCGGAAAAATTTCACAATATCGGATTGTCTCGCGGGGAGGTGCTTTGATGTCCTGTTCTCATTCAGTTGTATTACTGAATAACGCCTTAAAAATCGCCGTTATGAAAAATGGCGATTTGTCTCTTATTCAACTTTGCCTTGATAAAGAAAAACGCGACATAACTGAATCTGTTATCGCGATTTATCAGAATGAATTAAACCTCCTGTCTGATGTGGTCAATTTACTTGTTAAACGCGCTGTATTCCACAAGCAAATTTCCTCAGTGGATGAACTGACAAAATTAACGACAGAACTTGCCAATTATTGCGCTGATGTATCCAGGAAACTTAACGATAAAAGGAGCTGATAATGCCGGACAACGTAGATTTTATTCAGGAACAACAGGCTGAATTACTGGAGCGCCAGATTAACGCGGCAAGGGTAAAACATTGCGGTGCTTCTGCGCTGGTTTGCGAAGAGTGTAACGCGCCAATACCTGCTGCCCGTCGTGCGGCTTACCCGTCAGCCACGCGTTGTGTTTCCTGTCAGTCAGTCTTTGAAGCAAAAAACAAACATTACCGGAGAACGGCATGAGTATTCGTATTGAAATTGGCGAACGTTATGTCGTTACCAGTGACAGCTTTCAGTTTATTCTCCACGAGAAAAAGAGAGCGGAAAGCGGTAAAAACGCCGGTCAGGAATGGCTGGCGGTGGTTGGTTATTACCCGAAATTAAGCCAGCTCGTTTCCGGCCTGATGCATCACGATATTCTTACCGGAAGCGCAAAGTCTTTTGCTGATTTAAACGCGCAGGTTGAGCAACTCAGCAAGCGTTGTTCAGAGGCTTTTGGCTCATATGGCCGTTAAAGCCTCCGGGCGTTTTGTCCCTCCGTCAGCATTTGCCGCAGGCACCGGTAAGACGTTTACCGGTGCTTATGCATGGAACGCGCCACGCGAGGCCGTCGGGCGCGAAAGACCCCTTACACGTGACGAGATGCGTCAGGTGCAAGGTGTTTTATCCACGATTAACCGCCTGCCTTACTTTTTGCGCTCGCTGTTTACTTCACACTATGACTACATCCGGCGCAATAAAAGCCCGGTGCACGGGTTTTATTTCCTCACATCCACTTTTCAGCGTCGTTTATGGCCGCGCATTGAGCGTGTGAATCAGCGCCATGAAATGAACACCGACGCGTCGTTGCTGTTTCTGGCAGAGCGTGACCACTATGCGCGCCTGCCGGGAATGAATGACAAGGAGCTGAAAAAGTTTGCCGCCCGTATCTCATCGCAGCTTTTCATGATGTATGAGGAACTCAGCGATGCCTGGGTGGATGCACATGGCGAAAAAGAATCGCTGTTTACGGATGAGGCGCAGGCTCACCTCTATGGTCATGTTGCTGGCGCTGCACGTGCTTTCAATATTTCCCCGCTTTACTGGAAAAAATACCGTAAAGGACAGATGACCACGAGGCAGGCATATTCTGCCATTGCCCGTCTGTTTAACGATGAGTGGTGGACTCATCAGCTCAAAGGCCAGCGTATGCGCTGGCATGAGGCGTTACTGATTGCTGTCGGGGAGGTCAATAAAGACCGTTCTCCTTATGCCAGTAAACATGCCATTCGTGATGTGCGTGCACGCCGCCAGGCAAATCTGGAATTTCTTAAATCGTGTGATCTCGAAAACAGGGAAACCGGCGAGCGCATCGACCTTATCAGTAAGGTGATGGGCAGTATTTCTAATCCTGAAATTCGCCGGATGGAGCTGATGAACACCATTGCCGGTATTGAGCGTTACGCCGCAGCAGAGGGTGATGTGGGGATGTTTATCACGCTGACCGCGCCGTCAAAGTATCACCCGACACGTCAGGTTGGAAAAGGCGAAAGTAAAACCGTCCAGCTAAATCACGGCTGGAACGATGAGGCATTTAATCCAAAGGATGCGCAGCGTTATCTCTGCCGTATCTGGAGCCTGATGCGCACGGCATTCAAGGATAATGATTTACAGGTCTACGGTTTGCGTGTCGTCGAGCCACATCACGACGGAACGCCGCACTGGCATATGATGCTTTTTTGTAATCCGCGCCAGCGTAACCAGATTATCGAAATCATGCGTCGCTATGCGCTCAAAGAGGATGGCGACGAAAGAGGAGCCGCGCGAAACCGTTTTCAGGCAAAACACCTTAATCGGGGCGGTGCTGCGGGGTATATCGCGAAATACATCTCAAAAAACATCGACGGCTATGCACTGGATGGTCAGCTCGATAACGATACCGGCAGACCTCTGAAAGATACTGCCGCGGCTGTTACTGCATGGGCGTCAACGTGGCGCATCCCGCAATTTAAAACGGTTGGTCTGCCGACAATGGGGGCTTACCGTGAACTACGCAAATTGCCTCGCGGCGTCAGCATTGCTGATGAGTTTGACGAACGCGTCGAGGCTGCACGCGCTGCCGCAGACAGTGGCGATTTTGCGTTGTATATCAGTGCGCAGGGTGGGGCAAATGTTCCGCGCGATTGCCAGACTGTCAGAGTCGCCCGTAGCCCGTCGGATGAAGTTAACGAGTACGAGGAAGAAGTCGAGAGAGTGGTCGGCATTTACGCGCCGCATCTCGGCGCGCGTCATATTCATATCACCAGAACGACGGACTGGCGCATTGTGCCGAAAGTTCCGGTCGTGGAGCCTTTGACTTTAAAAAGCGGCATCGCCGCGCCTCGGAGTCCTGTCAATAACTGTGGAAAGCTCACCGGTGGTGATACTTCGTTATCGGCTCCCACACCGACTGAGCATGCTGCAGCGGTGTTAAATTTTATAGATGAAGGGATTCTAAGTTGGACCGAGCCAGGCATTATGAAGGTACTTAGAGACTTATTGAGTAATGAACTGAAATGCAGTAATCGTTCACAGCAGAGCTTTACTCCTTTCAATGGTCGAAGCTACTTTCCTGCCCCATCCGCCCGGTTGACAAGGCAGGAGAGAAAGACTATCCCGAAAATTAAGGTTCTTCTTGCACAAAGTGACATTCAGGCTAGTTATTGGGAGCTTGAAGCTCTCGCTCGCGGAGCTGTTTTGGATTTTGGGCATAAGCGTTTTAAATTTGATACCGATATCGACTTTTTTGACAGACAGCGTGAGTGGTAGTTGAAAAAACGGTTGAACGGGGTAACAATATGTTATTGTTGAGGAATTGTTTGTTATGGTTTAATTTTTATACACGGCAGAAAAGCATATGAGCATGGTTGAATGGATAAGCCACGAGAAAAAAGATAGCCTGATACTATTTGTACATGGATTAAATGGTGGTTTGGAAACATGGAACTTTAATAAAGAAATTTCATTTCCAAAACTATTAGCAGAAGATGAAGATATTAGCAACGTATTTGATATTGCATGTTTCAATTATTTTACTAAATTCACACAAACGTATGCTAAAACGTCAGGATTCTTGGCTCGTATTTTCTTTAAGAAAAATAAGTTAGAGAGAAATTTACCAACTGATGAAATAGCTGAGTTATTGTATACTGAGATTAGAGTAACACTAAGTGATTACTCTCGAATTATAATAATCGCCCATAGTATGGGGGGGTTAATATCAAAAAATCTAATTCTAAAAAAAGTTGAGCATGAGGAACAATCTAATATAATTGGATTCATTTCGTTAGCAGTCCCTCACTTTGGTGCTAAATTAGCGAATATAACTTCAATGGTATCTTCAAATGCTCAGTTAGTAGATCTTGGATTGTTAAGTGAAGCGACTGATACATTGAATAGGCGCTGGATAAATTGTAGCAAAAAACTTCCTATCACTAGATATGTTTATGGATCTCATGACACTATAGTCGATAAAAAAAGCGCATTACCGATGGATAGTGAACGACATAACTCAATTGCAGTTAATGAAGGGCATAGCTCAATTTGCAAGCCCGAAAATAGCTCGTCTACAGTGTTTGTTGCGGTAAAGCAATTTATTCAGCAGATAAATTTAGAAGCACCCAAGAAGATTTGCGTTGAGCGTTTTTCTGATGATAAACAATATGATAATGAGTATTTCGTCTTAAAAATGATTGTCGCAGATATACATCAGGATATCGCTCTGCATGCAAAGGAATATTATTATAATGCTGAGCTTGCGAGAAATATTTTTACGAGTGATTACGATAGAAAACAACTTGGTCATTTGTATTCTAAAATAAGGGAGATTTACCAGGAAGAGTATGAGCAATACATTGCAAATTCAATTTCCCCAGATAAATTTATTGCTGCTGTTCATAGACGAATAACCCAGGAGGATAAGTCGTCGTTAGATTCTCTTATAAAAAGTTTGGAAACGATACATAAGAAAGGAATGTTGCATCAACTGGCTAACAAAAATGACAGGGATATTGTCTGGTCATCTGAAACCAGCGTAGAAACTTTGGAGCAATTACGGCGAGGTAATCATGAAGAAAAATAACTTGCCGTATATACCTCTTGATGAAGAGTATAGTTTGAATTTTGCTATGCTTGCCATTGCTATATCTATATTATCTCATAGCAAAAAAGGAGTGTTGTCATTAGATATTAATAAAATACAAATTTTTATGTATCTGTGATAAAAAATCCATCAAAAATTGATTGTGCTCTTACAGTTTCGGGGAAAAAGCCTGCTTGTGTCGAGTCCCAGTTAACTTATACAATAAAGAGTTTTTCATCAAATGTAGATATCTTATTCGACAATTCCAAAGTGAAATATCTTATAAAAATTATGTCATTGCGGGGATTGCTCTCAGCTGAGAAAAAAAATAATGAGAGTGTTAAATTATTTTTATCTGAAAAAGGTAAGGAATTTGCTAGCTCATTGACTGATGGATATTTTAAAGAAATAAAACGACTAGCCGAAGCATTGTTACCGCTACAAGCATTGCCTACCTCTAAGTTAAACTCTGTTATAAACAAAGTCTTCAAGGAGAAATGATGAAATCATATCTCAATATCAATAGTTTGATTCTTGTTGGCGTTCGTAAAAACTACGTCACTACTTTTTATAAAGGTCTCAATGTTATCTACGGAGACTCTGACACAGGTAAGTCAAGTATTCTGGAGTTTATTAATTATCTTTTAGGTGCTAGTTCTATAGATTTAGCAGATGAAATAAAAACATCAGTAAACTATGCTGCTCTTGAAGTAGTGATCAATGATACTGTATTCACAATCGTAAGAGATATCTATGATCATAAAAAATCAATAGAAGTTTATCGTTGTAAGTTTGATGATTTACATAAACACTTTCCGAAAAAATACGCTCCTAATTATAGCCCCTTATCAAATGTTGATGGCGTTTTTTCAGAGTTTTTACTTGATAGTCTTAATTTTCCAAAAATTGAAATTAAGGTGTCTCCTTCTAAAGCACATTCACAGATGCGCAGGTTAAGCTTTAGAAATATATATAAATTTGTTTATGTAAGTCAGGATGATATTGGTAGTAAATCATTCTTACGATTGGAGGATTGGTCCCGTTACGCATTTACGAAAGAAGTTTTTAAATACATGTTCAATGTGTTGGATGAAAGCATCGCCAGACTCCAAGGTGAAATATCTGCAAAAAGTAGTTTAGTAACGGAACTAAATAAGAAGTATCAGATAATATCTGAATTTCTTCGCGATACAGACTATGAAACAATTGAATCAATTGATGATGAGATTAATAGGATAGATCTTATTTTAGAAGAACTTGTTGCAGGTTTGTCTGCTCTCGATAAAAATATGAAAGCGGATTCCATGCAGTATACAGAATTGAAAGATGCCCACAATTTTATTTCGCTTAAATACAAGGAGTGCATATTAAATATTAGCACGCTTGAGGATAAGATTGATAAATATTCGCGGTTAAAAAATGACTATGATAATGATATTGAAAAACTCAAAGCGATTAAAACAGCAAATTCTCGCATTGGTGTATTGGATAAGGAAGTATTTTCCTGTCCGATCTGTGATAGCCACATTAAAATAGATGATTCCGATTTTCCATTTGAAATTTCATCAGAAAAAGATCTTAATGAAGAGTTGAATTCACTTAGTCGACGTAGACGAAATATTAATGACATGATCTCAGAAATGTCATTTAAATTAAAAAAAGAATCTGGTTATAAAAAAGAATTAGATGAACAACTTGACGAGTTGAGAGAGTTAATTGACGAAGAAAGCCAGTCAATGATTACACCATTCTTGACTCAGAGAGATTTTTATATTAAAGAGATATCAAAAAACGAGAAGGTTAGGGAGCAGTTAGTAAAAGATTTGAAGGTTAGAAACCAGCAAGAGGAACTGCTTGAAAAGCATCAGGTACTGATAAAAGATATTGAAACATTAACTGAACGCTTGGATGCGTTAAAGAAAAACGCACCTAGTATGGAAGGCATTTTACAAGGTTTAGGTGATAGATTTAGTCAGTATTTGAAGGGTATTAATATCAAAAACAGAACGGGGATAAAAATCTCTGAAAGATATTACACCCCTGTTATAAGAGGAAAGGAATATTTTAAAATAACGTCCGGAGGTTTGAGAACTATTTCTTCTATTGGGTATCTTTTGTCTATTCTTGATTATGCAATAGACCATAATGTTAACCATCCTTTACTTTTGATATTTGATACGGTTGGTAAATATTTAGGGAAACAGACCAAGGAAAAATACTCAAAAGAAACTCTTGCAGTCGAGGATGACCTTGAGGGGATGTCAGACCCGATGAAGTATCAAAATATTTATGAGCAACTATTGAATACAGTTCAAAAAGCAGAAAGAAAAAATGTTCCGTGCCAGATTATATTAGTTGATAATGATTTGCCTAATTCGTTTTCTACTGGTGAACTTTCGAATATTATCGCTCATTATAGCTCGGTTGGTGAGGATGGTTTGCCTTTAGGTTTAATTGATGACCTTTAATACTATACATGCATTTTTTTGAATTAGATTGCATGTGGATAATGAGTCTATTTAGTGAAGGGAAGGTTTTGTGTGACGTGACTTTCGATAAAATTCAACCGCATTAAAACCGCCCCATGAAGCGGGCGGGCGAGGCGGGGAAAGCACTGCGCGCTGGCGGTGGTGCTGATTTTATTTTTTAGCGTCTCAGCGCGTCGTGATGGCGTTTAGATTGTGCGCCGGGGCGTTGGTGTGTCTGCGGGGTGTTTTGTGCGGTGGTGAGCGTGTGAGGGCGTGATGACGGGGTGTAAAAAAGCCGCCCGCAGGCGGCGATGTTCAGCCGTTGTCAGTGTCCAGTGAGTAGTTTTTAAAGCGGATGACCTCCTGACCGAGCCAGCCGTTTATCTCACGGATCCTGTCCTGTAACGGGATAAGCTCATTGCGGACAAAGACCTTTGCCACTTTCTCAATATCACCCAGCGACCCGACGTTCTCCGGCTTGCCGCCCATCAACTGAAAGGGGATGCGGTGCGCGTCCAGCAGGTCTGCGGCACTGGCTTTTTTGATATTAAAAAAATCGTCCTTCGTCGCCACTTCACTGAGCGGGATAATTTTAATGCCGTCGGCTTTTCCCTGTGGGGCATAGAGAAACAGGTTTTTAAAGTTGTTGCGGCCTTTCGACTTCACCATGTTTTCGCGAAGCATTTCGATATCGTTGCGATCCTGCACGGCATCAGTGACGTACATGATGTATCCGGCATGTGCGCCGTTTTCGTAATACTTGCGGCGGAACAGCGTGGCCGACTCATTCAGCCAGGCAGAGTTAAGGGCGCTGAGATATTCCGGCAGGCCGTACAGCTCCTGATTAATATCGGGCTCCAGCAGGTGAAACACGGAACCGGGCGCGAAGGCTGTCGGTTCGTTGAAGGACGGCACCCACCAGTAAACATCCTCCTCCACGCCACGGCGGGTATATTTTGCCGGTGAGGTTTCCAGTCTGATGACCTTACCGGTGGTGCTGTAACGCTTTTCCAGAAACGCATTACCGAACACCAGAAAATCCAGCACAAAGCGGCTGAAATCCTGCTGGGAAAGTCGCCGAAAATCGCCAGTGTGCATCAGTTCGGTCTGTCGGAAGAAACCCGGAAAGACGGTAAGAAAATTGATTATCCGGCGCGTCCTCTGCTCGGCTTTACCGGTGAGGATGTGCAGATGATTGAAGAGATTATCCTGGCTCACCTTGAGCGTTAGTTTTATCCAGGCAGAGGCTGATGCGCAATTAAACATTGAGCGGCCATGCTGGTCGCTCAATGTTTAGAGGCTTATGAGTGATTTTTATTTGATGCTTTGTATTCTACAACCTTCTTATTGGCGTAAAGGAATTTTGTATATGACAGGAATATAACCAGACCTGAAATGAAATAGATGAGGGATATTATTAATAATGCTTTTTTTTGGCTGTTATTATCTTTAATTTCCTGACTTAACCATTCCGAGTCCTCCTCGTTTAGCTGTAAGAGCTTATTGCAGGCGATCTCAGGAAGTGTGTCTTTTATAAATATGTTTCGTAGCCTCTTGCAATCGGCAAGGCTATAAGTTTTATTGAATTCAACTGTTTTATTGTTGAAGGATAAAAGAACTTTGTCACTATAAACATAGTACATCATATTTTTATATGGTATGCCTATGGCATCTCTTACTATAGCGGATTGTTTGTTGTGTATATAACATGCGAAGAGAATATAAATAATGCTGGACAGAATTACAATTATTGTTTTAATTATGTGTGGTGGTTTTGTTATGTCACCCCAGAAGCGAGTAAGAAAAAAATACGATGTTTTTAGTTTTCCATCAATCAGCCCCTGCTGTATCATTCTCACATCTTCGATGCCTGATACATTGATTCCGTTAATTATTTTAAATAGTTGAATGTCGCGCCATTTTTTGTCGAGCATTTTTAACTTTCTGTCTGAATACTCAAAATTGAAATGATGTGCAATAAACCTCATAAGATTACTTTTACCAAAGGTAATAAATGTTAATGCTATTAATAAAAATAGATACAAAGAGATAAACCACCACGCATTAGTCACATTATCACTGAACATTACGCTCTCCTCGAATGTTGTATGGTCGTTCTACAAATGAATCCAGATAGCATAACTTTTATATATTGTGCAATCTCACACGCATGAACACTCTCGCAAATATTCAGGAACTCGCGCGCGCACTGCGCAACATGATTCGTACCGGCCTTGTCGTCGAAACCAACCTTAAAGCCGGTCGCTGCCGTGTGCAGACCGGTGGCATGTGCACTGACTGGCTTCAGTGGCTGACCCATCGTGCCGGACGTTCGCGCACATGGTGGGCACCTTCCGTGGGGGAACAGGTGCTGATTCTGGCTGTGGGCGGTGAACTCGACACGGCGTTCGTTCTGCCGGGGATTTATTCCGGCGATAACCCCGCGCCGTCTGCGTCGGCGGATGCCCTGCATATCCGTTTCCCTGACGGGGCGGTGATTGAGTATGAACCCGAAACCAGTGCACTCACGGTAAGAGGAGCTTCTCTGGTGGTGTCTACGTGCTGTTGTCAGCCAGGTGGATTTGTTAATGGAACGCTTTGTTGACTTAAATCGTCGTTTGATGAAGTTGGAGACTTCAGAATAAACAAGCCTTAATGAGTATCTGCTTAAAATAGTGTTATCTACAGATCAAACTTTAGTTGATACGAGTCACTGTCCTCCCCGTAACAACTGGAGTTAAAAGATGTGATGGCATATAAATATAACATCAAATAATTATTTTTTTTGCCCCTCACCCTTAATTTAGGGTGAGGGGCGTCAGATACAAAGTTAGGAGTATCTGTAGTTAAGTGTTTTTATATTTTTTCGCAAAAAGAAGAATAATCTCCACAGATTAAGCAACTGACAAGCTCTCTTTGTGCGGGATATATTTGGGACTCATTTACAAGCCCTGTATATGGTAAGAGTGATTTATGTATCAAGTTAAAAACGTGAGACTTCTCATTAGTTGTTAAACTTTTTTTGGATAATATGGATGCCAAGTGCTCAACGCAAATAACCAGCCATGCATTAAACATTTTTACTATTTCTGCTTCATTTTTATTGCTTGATAAGATATAAATCAAACCTGTTTGTAATACCAAGGCTCTTTGTTTAATGGAGAAAGATGTTTTAGATAGATGTGGTTCTTCATGGCGATTCAGAGAGTAGTAGCCCTTTCTTGCCAGTATAGATATCGTATTAGCTACAGTTAGGCTCTGGCAAGAAAAAAGCATATCCTCATAGACTGAAATTGATGGGTTAAATAAGATGTTGTTATTGATTAGCAACTCTCTTTTAAAGAACTTGAAGATTTTTAATGATCTAAAAAGATGGTTTTTTATAATATCTGCTTTATTCGTGTCTGCCTTAAATGGGCGTACAGGAACCCCTCTCCCTGTAGAGGAAACCTGCTTGAAATATACAATGTCACTATTGTTTTTATAAGCCATCTGAATACCATCGGACAGTAAGTCAGAGTGAATGGAATCATCAGAGTCTAAGAAAAACACATAGCGACCTTTTGCGGATTTTATTCCCTCATTTCGCGGCGCTGATGCATTCCCTGAACCAACTGCTCTACGGATAATACGATAATTTATTTCTCTCGAAATGTTATATTCAATGGCGGCAATGCTCCTGTCAGTGGAACAGTCATCAATGAAAATAACTTCAAAACAATTTTTATCTATAGTCTGATTGTTTAAAGATTTAATGCATTCGAGAATAAGGGTTTCTCGGTTGTGAACCGGAATAACAACTGAGACATCAAAGGGATAAATAGAATTAATTTCATTAATTACCGTTGTGATTTTTAGAAGAGAAGTATGCAGGGCTGTTGTTAAAACAGCAGAAGATGAAATGTTTTCTTTTTTAGTGTTGCCTTTTATAGTATAATAAGGGCAATTATTTCGTAGTACAAAATCCACATTCACACCTGGCTGGCTGGCTGGCTGGCTGTGAAATCTAATGCAAATTTCACCCCTTTATATTCGAAGTCAATAACGAAGCAGTTTTCATTGTATAGCCATGTTTTTTTGATGTGGTCACGTAGTGTTGTTTTCTCAAAGAATCCAACTATATTTTCAGACATGGCAGTGATATCAGTTTTCATTATGCAACCTCTAACGTTAATAATGTTTATGAATATTCAGAATGCTATCTCATAACATGAAGCATTATATCTGAACATTGTGACATGATTTAATGAAGTCATCAGCACATCATGCTGCAATGCATTGCAGTATAACTAACACGAGGGATTGTTTGCATGGTGATAGTTTTGTTGGTGATAAAATCAGCATAATTAAATATGTTGGCGTACATTTTGAACATTTTTAAGCAAAGCAAATTATAAGTATAAAAATAGTTAATGTGAAGTTGTACTCATGTAAAAAGCCCCGCATTCTCTCGAAGGCGGGGAAGATTTGAAAATTAATGGTACAAATTGACGATTTCATATTCTATTCTGTATTAGAATAAAAGTGAATATAATTATTTATTTTAGGTGATTTTTTAAAAAAAGCCCGTGGAAGCAACGGGCATAAAACGCGGAATTGATTAAGATCTGTATAATTTAATTTTCTGATTCTATCATGCATATCATTCACAGTGAAGTTGGTAATTTAGTAAAACTAGTGATAATGCCACTCGGTTTGATAACAAGAGAAACCACAGCGTGGTTTCGTCGAACAGTTTATGAAGGATATTCCCCCCAAATATACACTCGCTTTGTGCTGTAGCAGCGCAGATGCTGGTTGCTATTCTTACCGGGAACTGGGCTTACAAGGCAATAGTAGTGTGACATTCTTCATCGCGCACGTGCATATCCTGGCTGAAAATCGATGGATAGAAAATATCCGCAAAGGGAAGCGGAGCAGCATACCGTGGTGGGGGCACATGTATGGGGTGTTGGAAGTCTGATGGATTTCTTTGTACCAGACAGCTTGTATTTTCATCTTTTCTTTGTTTCTTTGCAGGTAATTATGAGTAGCAACAAATCCTGAATGGCTGGGTATACCGCAATAAATAGAGGCGGGCAAGTTGCCCACTTTTTCTTTATCTGTTGTTTCATCCACTGCCCAGCCAGGTCAAATAGCGTCTCATGCTTCGCACAACAGAAAATAGTTGCACCCATTAACCACGGAGTTAAACGGATGAGTGACTATCATCACGGCGTGCAGGTGCTGGAGATTAACGACGGCACCCGCGTCATTTCCACCGTATCCACGGCCATTGTCGGCATGGTCTGCACGGCCAGCGATGCGGATGCGGAAACCTTCCCCGTCAATAAACCGGTGCTGATTACCAATGTACAGAGCGCAATTGCAAAGGCCGGTAAAAAAGGCACGCTGGCGGCGTCGTTGCAGGCTATCGCCGACCAGTCAAAACCGGTCACTGTTGTCGTGCGTGTGGAAGACGGCACCGGCGACGACGAGGAAACGAAACTCGCGCAGACCGTTTCCAATATCATCGGCACCACTGACGAAAACGGTCAGTACACCGGACTGAAAGCCCTGATGGGGGCTGAGTCGGTTACCGGCGTTAAACCGCGCATTCTTGGTGTGCCGGGGCTGGACACCAAAGAGGTTGCCGTCGCACTGGCATCGGTATGCCAGGAACTGAATGCATTCGGGTATATCAGCGCATGGGGCTGTAAAACCATTTCCGAGGCAAAAGCCTACCGTCAGAATTTCAGCCAGCGTGAGCTGATGGTCATCTGGCCGGATTTCCTCGCATGGGATACGGTTACCAGTACCACTGCCACCGCGTATGCCACCGCCCGTGCGCTGGGGCTGCGTGCCAAAATCGACCAGGAGCAGGGCTGGCATAAAACGCTGTCCAACGTCGGGGTAAATGGTGTTACCGGCATCAGCGCCTCTGTATTCTGGGATTTGCAGAAGTCCGGCACTGATGCTGACCTGCTTAACGAGTCAGGCATCACTACGCTGATTCGCCGCGACGGCTTCCGCTTCTGGGGTAACCGTACCTGCTCTGATGACCCGCTGTTCCTCTTTGAAAGCTACACCCGCACCGCGCAGGTACTGGCCGACACGATGGCCGAGGCGCACATGTGGGCTATTGATAAGCCAATTACCGCAACGCTGATTCGTGACATCATTGATGGCATTAATGCCAAATTCCGCGAACTGAAAAACAACGGTTATATCGTGGATGGCACATGCTGGTTCAGTGAAGAAGCCAATGATGCGGAAACCCTCAAGGCCGGAAAACTGTATATCGACTACGACTATACCCCGGTGCCTCCTCTCGAAAACCTGACCCTGCGCCAGCGTATTACTTCCAGATACCTGGCAAGTCTGGTTACCTCGGTTAACAGCAATTAAGGAGCCTGACCGATGGCAATGCCGCGCAAACTCAAGTTAATGAACGTCTTTCTGAACGGCTACAGCTATCAGGGCGTTGCAAAGTCCGTCACGCTGCCAAAACTGACCCGTAAGCTCGAAAACTATCGCGGTGCGGGGATGAACGGCAGCGCACCGGTAGACCTCGGCCTTGATGACGATGCGCTGTCAATGGAGTGGTCGCTCGGTGGATTCCCGGATTCGGTTATCTGGGAGCTTTACGCCGCAACCGGTGTGGATGCCGTGCCGATTCGTTTTGCAGGCTCTTACCAGCGCGACGATACAGGCGTAACGGCAAAGTGGTTACACACCAAAGACCCGAAACCGCAAAAGCAGAAGGTAAAACTGAAACGCAAAAAGAAAGAGAAACACCTGCGCGCACTGGAGCACCCGAACGCGAAACCGGTCAGGCAGAAGAAAGCGCCTAAAGTACCGGAAGCGCGTGAAGGTGAATACATGGCCGGTGAGGCTGACAACGTTTTTGCCCTGACCACGGTATATGCCACGAAAGCGCAGGCCATGCGCGCCGCTCAGGCGAAGTGGGATAAGCTGCAACGGGGCGTTGCGGAGTTCTCCATCAGTCTGGCTACCGGTCGTGCTGATATTTACACGGAAACACCGGTTAAAGTGTCAGGCTTTAAGCGCGTCATAGACGAGCAGGACTGGACAATCACTAAGGTGACACATTTTCTGAATAATAGCGGCTTCACGACGTCCCTGGAGCTTGAGGTCAGGCTTTCTGATGTGGAGTACGAAACAGAAGATGATGAGTGATGTTTTTATTTTATCTGTTTGTTTTATAAGGATAATTTAACTAAAATGGCACCATCAACCAAACCGGAAGAGGTGCTCGCGATGTTTCATTGTCCTTTATGCCAGCATGCCGCACATGCGCGTACAAGCCGCTATATCACTGACACGACAAAAGAGCGTTATCATCAGTGCCAGAACGTGAATTGCAGCGCCACGTTCATCACTTATGAGTCGGTACAGCGATACATCGTGAAGCCGGGAGAAGTCCACGCCGTAAGACCGCACCCGTTGCCGTCAGGGCAGCAAATTATGTGGATGTAATTACAAACAGGAAGCCCCTCAGTCGAGGGGCTTTTTTGTCGATGTGGTCAATGTGTGGACGTGACCAGAAATAAATCCTTTTATTTCATTGTATTACGCGTAAAAAATAAGCCCGTGTAAGGGAGATTACACAGGCTAAGGAGGTGGTTCCTGGTACAGCTAGCATTTTATGGGTTATGTTTTTCAGCGAAACGGATGATAACCTTAATAAATGCAGCTGTATGTGATCGGTTTCTAAGAATTTTCCATCCGGGAAAAATAATCGAAATTAATCACTTACCGTGTGGGTTACGCGTGGTTTCCCCGGAGAAATTACGCATCAGCAGAGCGTAATTGAGCTCAAGATCCTGCGGGACCGGGAGCCACACAGTATAACCATCGCCTGGTGCGACCGGCATCGCTTCACCTTTGGCGTTTTCCATGTGCTCAAGGGTAAAGTTAATGTTGCCTTGCGGCGTCATCAGCTCAAGGCTGTCGCCAACGGAGAATTTATTTTTCACCGCTACCGCCGCGAGGTCCCCCTTGCGCTCACCGGTAAACTCACCAACAAACTGCTGGCGGTCAGAAACTGAATAACCGTATTCGTAGTTCTGATAATCGTCGTGAGTATGACGACGCAGGAAACCTTCGGTATAGCCACGATGCGCCAGACCTTCCAGAGTTTCCAGCAGGCTGGTATCGAACGGTTTGCCCGCAGCGGCGTCATCGATAGCTTTACGGTAAACCTGTGCGGTGCGTGCGCAATAGTAGAAAGATTTAGTACGGCCTTCGATTTTCAGCGAATGCACGCCCATTTTGGTCAGGCGTTCTACATGGGCGATGGCGCGCAGATCTTTCGAGTTCATGATGTAAGTGCCGTGCTCATCTTCAAACGCGGTCATATACTCGCCCGGACGCTGGGCTTCTTCGATCATAAACACTTTGTCGGTTGGCGCGCCGATACCCAGCGTCGGCTCAACATTTTGCACCGGAATCGGCTCGTACTTGTGTACGATGTTGCCAACGTCATCTTCTTTCCCTTCCTGGACGTTGTACTCCCAGCGGCAGGCGTTGGTGCAGGTACCCTGGTTCGGATCGCGCTTGTTGATATAGCCAGAGAGCAGGCAGCGACCGGAGTAGGCCATGCACAGTGCGCCGTGAACGAAGATCTCGATCTCCATATCCGGCACCTGATTGCGGATCTCTTCAATCTCTTCCAGCGACAGCTCGCGAGAGAGGATCACGCGGGTCAGGCCCATTTGCTGCCAGAATTTCACCGTCGCCCAGTTTACGGCGTTAGCCTGCACCGAGAGGTGGATCGGCATTTCAGGGAAGTGCTCACGCACCAGCATAATCAGCCCTGGATCGGACATAATCAGCGCATCCGGCCCCATTTCCACCACCGGTTTCAGGTCACGGATAAAGGTTTTCAGCTTGGCGTTGTGCGGTGCAATGTTGACCACGACATAAAACTTTTTCCCCAGCGCGTGGGCTTCATTGATGCCGAGCTGAAGATTTTCGTGGTTGAATTCGTTGTTGCGCACACGCAGGGAGTAACGCGGCTGGCCCGCATAAACAGCATCTGCGCCATAAGCGAAAGCGTAACGCATATTTTTCAGCGTTCCCGCCGGGGAAAGGAGTTCCGGTTTAAACAT